ACCGTTAACGCTTCGACTGGCGAAACTGTTTATTCTGGATTGGATTTACGCAGTCTTAAGATAATACCTGTGTAATTTTTTGTTTTGTCCAATTTACAAGATATTTATTGCTTGAATTCGACTGTGAAGGAGAAACATAATGTCCGAGCAAGTTTTTAGATCTCCAAATTTTTATGAACGCGAGATTGATCTATCAGCGCCAGTTGTAGGCGGTCCTATTGGTACACCAGCAGGTGTTGTTGGCCCTAGTAATAAAGGTCCAGCATTCGTACCTGTTACTTTTGCAACTTTTGGTTCTTTCGCCGAAACGTTTGGTAATCTTGATACGAAGTATTTCGGACCTTATGCCGTTAATGAATTTTTGAAAAACCGCACGTCGTTAACCTATCTAAGAGTCCTCGGCGCTGGTGCCAATTCATCGTTAACAGACTTCGAAAATACGATAAATAAAGGTACTGTAAAAAATGCCGGTTTCTCCTTGGGAGGAACAGCGGCTGCTGCAGACAATCGCCATACTAAAGTTGTTCAGTTCCTTGCTGCACAACACACGTTATCCACCAACGAAGCATACGGTATGCCGATGTTTAGCGACAACAATACCTTTAGCGGAGTCAGCGCAGGTAGCGAAGTTAACTTGATTCGTGGTATGCTAATGATGCCTAATACTGCAAGAATGTTCGTTTTAAATGGAACGGAAGCAGTACCAGCAGCAGCATCAATCGCCGCTATCGATGACGAGGCGCAAGCAAAAACCGTAAACGGTAAGTCTAGATTTAAGATATTAATCTCGTCGTCACTGGGTTCGAGTTATGCTAGCGACGAAGGTAAACCAGGTATTAAAATATTAACAGCATCTTTTGACCCTACATCCGACGATTATTTCGGTAAGGTGTTGAACACAGATCCTGATAAGTTTTATACATATCAGCATTATTTAGCAGCTGATTTTGCAGTCGATGCCCAGGTCGCGGAGGTTGCAGAAGATAATTACGTTGCGACGCTGTCTGGCTCTAGTTTAACGAGTTCTGCGTCTGGAGACCCAACTCTTACTTATAGAGAAATTTTCGGCGCATATAATACGCGATTTAAAGCGCCACAAACTCCAATGTTTATATCGCAACCATTTGGTAAGACCGAATATGACTTATTCAAGTTTGAAGCGATAGATGACGGTGAGTATGCAAACAAGCTATACAAGATATCTATCGCAAATATAAAGGCGTCCGCGGATGCGACGAATAAATACGGCACGTTTAACGTTCAAATAAGAGACTGGAATGATTCTGATATAACGCCAGTTGTAATCGAGCAATTTACGAATTGTTCTTTAGATCCAGATTCCGACAATTATATTGCTAAGTTGATCGGTGATCGCAAGGTCTATTATCACTTTGATGAAATAGATCCTGCAGCCCGCCGCTTGGTCGCTTCAGGCAAATATCAAAATAATTCGAAATATGTCAGAGTCATAGTGAATGATGCCGTCAACAAAAAACAAATTCCCGAAAACGCTTTGCCTTTCGGATTCCACGGACCATCATTGCTAAAGACCAACAATAATCTTAACGCTTTGTCTGCTATTACACAAGGCACAGGAAGATTAGGCGCAGTGGGTATATCAACTACGCATTGCCTGACAGGTTCTGTGTTGCCACCTATACCATATCGTTATAAGGTGACCCGCGGTGCAGTATCGACTACGGGTACAGTCGCAGGTGCTCCTGGTACCACCGAAGTCACGATGCCATCATTCTATTGGGGTGTTAAATTTGAAAGAAACTCGACTTCGCTTGCAGACGACGTTTTGAATCCAAATCTCATAACTGAGAAGAATAATCTTCTTGCATCGTATACACGATTCATGGGCATCGACAAGCTAGACGCTCTACACACAGGTTCCAACGTCGACTCATTCAACAGCAATAAGTTTACACTAGCTCGCGTTGCGCTTCGAAACACCTCGACGACGGATATCACGGGTTCAGCAGCGACGCACATGAAGGAAACCGCATATATAAGAAACGCAACGCCAGATTCCAATGATTATTCTGTGTCTGACGGAGTGATCACCAATCGCGTAACTTTAGCAACGCTACTCGCAAAAACATCAGCAGCTAGTTTTAATCGCTTCTCGCAATTCGCTAAGTTTACAACATTCATGTACGGCGGCTTCGATGGCGTAAATTATCTAGATCGAGATGCGCGACGTCTTAATGACAAATCTGTTTCTTTCGATTCCGATGCCTTGTCGACAGGTGGAGCAGCTTCCAACTATACTGCATCAGGTTTTGGAACGGCAGTTAACGGAACAGGTAGAGAAAACAGCGGTGTCGCATCGTATAACGCAGCTACCGATATTATGACGGACCCGTTTACGGTTGGTATTAATATCTTGTCGTTGCCAGGTATTCGTGAACCATATATTAACGATTTGACTTCAAAGAAAGTCAAGGATTATGGTTTAGCATTACACTTGATGGACATTCCGTCATACAACGACGACGGTAATCGTTTATACGATGATTCGACATCAAAACCAAGCGTGAAAGAAACCGTCGACGCCTTCGACGCCCGCGCAATTGACAACAACTATGTCGCGACTTACTTCCCTGACGTCTTTATAGATGACACGACGAACGTAAGAAAAGTGAAGGTTCCTGCGACAATTGCTGCTTTGGGTGCGCTAGGCTTCAACGATAGAGTTGCTTATCCTTGGTTTGCTCCAGCTGGATTTAATAGAGCCGCACTCGACTTCGTGTCAAACGTTGCGGTTCGACTTAACGTCGCCGACCGCGACCGTTTATATGATTCGCGCATTAATCCCATCGCTACATTCCCGCGTCTTGGATTCGTCATCTACGGACAAAAGACGCTGCAAGTTAGCAAGTCAGCGTTAGATCGTGTAAACGTTCGACGTCTTCTCCTCGAAGTGAAGAGAATCATCATCGGCATCGCAAATCGCATCGTCTTCGAACAAAATACTCCTGCGGTTCGCAACCGTTTCGTGTCAGACTCGGTCTTCCAGCTGGGTTTGATCCAGTCGCAAGCAGGTATCGAGGCCTTCCAGGTCGTGATGAATGAAACCAACAACACCCAGGAAGACATCGACCTTAACCGTCTAAATGGTCGCATCGTGGTTGTTCCGACAAGATCGATTGAATTCATCGCAATCGACTTCATCGTTACAAACGCAGGTGTGCAGTTCGTTTGAGAAATTTGAAATTAACTTAATAGTTAGATTAGCAGAATGGAGCATAGTAGATGGCACAAGTAAAACTAGGCGCAGCGGGCGTAACAGCAAACGAAATAGACATTTCAGGTCCTGTATCGGTACAACCAGTTGGCGTTCCTGCAGGTATCATAGGTACGGCTGCTCGAGGCCGCGCGTTCGTGCCAATCACCGTTGGTAGAACTGTCGATTTCGAAGCTAAGTTTGGAACAGTAGACAGTAAACACTTTGGTCCATTGGCTGTACGTGAATGGTTACGAAACGCGCAAGCAGTTACTTATCTTCGCGTTGCAGGTATTGGTAATGGTCTAAAGCGTCAAGATGCGAATGGAACTTATCCTGGTTCTGTTACGAACGCGGGTTTCGTGGTCGGTGAAAAACAACCTAGCGGTACCCTTGGAAAACTAGATATAAATCCATTCGCGAACGTCAATGGCGATCTAGGCCGAACGTATATGTTAGCTTGTTTGATGTCCGAATCTGCTGGTTCGACTTTCTTCAGCGACGCAGGATTACAGACGTCAGGACAAAACACGGCAGCTCCTATATTGCGCGGCGTTTTGATGGCAGCGTCTGGCGTTCTATTACGATTATCTTCATCGGTGTCAGGTGTAGACTCTTCTGCTCCCGCATCAACGCAAGTTGGTTCTCTTGTCTCTACGCTCAAAGGTTCAGCTATCGGTTCTGTAGTTTTAACTGAAAATTCGATATCCAAGCAAGATTTCGTGTTATTACTAAATGGACACAAAGGAACCGACGTAAACTATCCAAACGTCTTAACGGCCTCATTCGATCCTACAGCCAACAATTACTTTTCAAATGTTTTCAATACAGATCCGCTTAAGATGCAAGAAGCCGGACATTATCTGTATGCGAATTGGGACATTCACTCGGCGGTTGGTACATTAACAGGTTCGGGCGTTATATCTGGTTCCTTCGGCGCGAATGCAGCTTCTCCTTCCGGTAAGGCAGGTACTGAAACTGCGGTATTATTGCTAACATCGTCGCAAGCAAGAAACGCTGGAACTTCTACGGTACCCAACTTTGAGAGTTTCGAAGATCGTTTTGGATATGCAAAGTCGCCATGGATAATCTCGCAAAAGTTCGGTGGTAAGGCAGTCAATCTGTTTAGATTGCATGCCCTCGACGCGGGACAAGATGTTTCTTCTCTATACAAAATATCCATAGAAGATATTACTCCTTCGGCCGATTTAAACGACAAATAT